CATCGCAGGAGCCACGGTGGCTGGCACACTATTGCGCCACGCTGACCGGCGCCCGGCGGGATCCACAGATTGATGATGTGGTGCGAATGTACCACGAAGGCAATGCCGACTTCCACCAAATGGTGGCGGACATGGCTGGCGTATCACGCAAGGAAGCCAAGACTGTGAACCTCGGCATCATGTACGGCATGGGCCGGAAGAAGCTGGCCGGCACCCTCGACATCACCGAGGAGGACGCCAAGGGACTGTTGCACAGGTATCACGACAAGGTGCCGTTCGTGAAGGGCATGGCCGATCTGGCGATGAACCAAGCGATGGACAAGGGTGTGATCCGCACGTGGCTTGGTCGCAAGTGCCGGTTCGACATGTGGGAGCCGAAGGCATTCGGCTACAACCGTGCGCTGCCCCTCGAAGAGGCGGTGAAGGAGTACGGAGGCCGGGGCATGATTCGCCGTGCGTTTACCTACAAGGCACTAAATCGGCTGATCCAAGGATCAAGCGCGGACCAAACCAAGAAGGCGATGGTGACGTGTTATGAAGAAGGACTGGTGCCGATGCTGACAGTTCACGACGAATTGTGTTTTAGTGTGAACTCTCGTGAACAATCCGACAAAATTGTCGATATCATGAAGAATTGTGTACCAGACTTGAAGGTGCCGTTCGACGTGGATGCCGAACTTGGCGACAACTGGGGCGAGGTGGGGTAAAATTCGCCAAAATTTCCCAAGTAAAAGTCATTGAAAAGGAGAAGAAAAATGAAAATCAAAGTTGTAGACAACGAGCTACACTGCCCACACTGTGATCATGAACACCTTCACCACGTTCAGACGTTCATGTATTGCCGAAACGAAGACAAGGAAGGAGTTTTCGTTACAGCTAACCCTATCTCGGGTCTGGTGTCGCAATCAAAACTGGAGTTGGACGACGAAGGGAATCCATCTGTGCGGAGACACGCCACTGTTCTTATGTTTTTCTGCGAAGGATGCCAAGACACCCATGCGCTTATGATCACCCAACACAAGGGCTTCACGTTTGTTGAGTGGGAAGATTAGAGTGATGCCGAAGTGTTTTGCCTGCGGGACAGACTTAATCTGGGGCGGAGACCATGACGTTGAAGACGACGAGGATTACTTCATCGTCTCCAACCTGTCGTGCCCGGAGTGTAAGGCGTTCTACCTTATGTATCACCCAACTCCTGAATCCGATGAGCCAGTCGCATCGCCCGATTCGGAGTCTGTTTAGCCCACCTGGAGTCCAACATCTGGCGGCTGGCCTCGGCCCAGTCCCGATTATCGACCGCTGCCTTCATTTTTTTGAACTTCGAGAGCCGTGGCCGACCGAGTTGGAAGCACATGTTCGCAATGCATAATTGTGCCTCTTCAGGTAAGTCGTTGAAATCGCTGTACAATAATTCGCAATCTCGTACAGTTCGTTGGATGTCCTCGTGGAATAGGTCATCGACGTGCTCCTGAGAGACCGTAGTGCCCACTTCGAACCCATAAAGTTCGTCATCTTCGGTAATAAGGTGCCCGATACCCACGGTTTTGTAGCCGAGATGGTCGAGATAGATCTCGAGCTTGCATCCTTCGTCGATGGCAAGTTCGTGTTGAAGTTGTTCTAGGTTCATGGTTACCCCCTACATACAGAGATCTTCATACCGGGTGGTATGAAGACGGTGCTGACTCATGTCGCCCGTGTGCCGTGTGCGTAGCAAGTGTAGCAGCCAGCGAAACATTATTGTACCCTTCCCAACCTTTCGAACAATTCCCTGGTCCGTGGATCGAGGATCGTGTCGATGGCTGTGTTGTAGTTCGGTGCGGCTTGTGGTTGTACGGGAGCCGTCGAGGGGAGATTACTGACGGCTCCCGTGCCCGCTGCTGCCGGTGGAGGAGTCGGCGCTACGGGTGGTTGTGGTTGTACATCTGTAGATGCAGTCGGCGCTGGTAGTTGGACCGGGGTCCGTGGACGGGTGCCCAAGGGCTGTTCACCTTCTTCCAGCACACCAGTCAACCGACGAGTACGGTACTCCTTGGCAAGCCGGTTCAGTTCGGTGACGATGGGCCGGCGCTCGAAGAAGCGGCCAGTGGTATCTTGGAAGCGTTGAATTTGCAGGAAGATGTCGTTGTCAATGTTCAACGGCTCGAACCTGCCTTGAGAGATTGTGCTGTAGTTCGAGAAGCCTAGCTCCTTCGCAGCCTTCCGGATCTCTTGGTCTGTCATGCCCAGCTTTTTCATGTTCTGAATCATGCGATAGGCACGGTTGTGAACCTTGAACTTGCGCTCGTTCTCTTGAATGTAGTTCTCGCGAATGATCCGCAACATATCTTCCGGATCTCTAATTGTGCCAGCGAACGCGCGTAGCTGCTTGTTAAAGTTTTGCTGCGGCTGACGTGCAGCCTTGTTGTGTTCGAGCACACGATACAGCATGCTCCGCTTGGCATCGACGCGAACCTCACCGATGCCCGTGATCAAGCGAAGAATCTCCTCACCAATTTGTCTGCGGTTGCCACGAGTATCCAACCCTTCTTCTGCAAGGAAGGCAGTAAGAAGACGACTAGGCACAGCGAACTCAACGTCGCCCGTAAGCGGAGATACCTTGGCGGGAGAACCAAGGTACTGCTCAATGATGCCGGGGGTGAAAGCCTCCAGCACGTGAACAATGGCCTTGCCTGCCTTTTCGGGGAAAGTGTCTTCTGATTTGTAGATTCGTGCGCCGGTTTCCATCACGCCACCCCGCACTGGAGACACATCGAGAAGCCGTTCGGTGATGATAGATTCTTCCGCGAACGGAGATAGCATCTCTCCCAGAAGTTCGCCGGCCATGTTGAAGACGATTGTCGAGGCATCCTGATCCAGTGCCTTGCCGTCTTGCATGGCGTTCAGTAAACCCTCTACCGGGCGTCTTAGGTAGTCGTACGGGTTGATGTAGCTGTAATCGACATAACCAGTGATTCGACCCTTGTCGTCCACAGATGTCGGGATCAACGTACTGTTCTGGCTCCACGGTGGGACGACCTCTCGCAGCGCCTCAATCATCTCTTCAGTAACGCCGGTGATCATCATTGATGTTTCTTGCAAGGTTTCGCCAGCCAGTCCTACGGTGGCAGCAAAACCCATGATCCGGCGACCGCCGATGTCACTCATGCGTTCCCCGGCCTGCATTTTCTGCTGTGCCTTTTGCACAGCATCTCCGGGGTTTATCATCCCGGCTTCTCTGCGGGAGGTCAGGGTGCGAAGCTCCGAGGCTGCTTCTTCCTGCATCTGCTTGCCACGTTGGAACTCATCAATGCCACGTTGAACTGTGTTTAGCGAGGTTCGAACAATCTCTGCGGGGAAGGCAATGAAGTTACCGAGAGGAAGTCTCCGGAGATCTTGAATAAACTGCGGCACACGCTCGTAGTTGGGGATTGTGTTCTTAACAATGTCTGCCGAGTATTCGTTCAGACTCTTGAAGCCCAGACTCTTGGCGTAGTCGTCGGCAGCGGCAACATCCCCACCAAACATGTTGATGACCTTGCTGCGCTCGAAGTCAAAGTTGTAGATCTTCCAGATGTCGTCGCCACCTTGGTACAGGTCTCGTGCCCGCTTGTCGAAGCCGTCGAACCATTGCCTGCCTAGGCTACGTGCCCGCTTCTGGCCGAGGTTAACGCCCAGTTCATCAATCTCGCCTGTGCCGCCGCGTCGGATGCCGTCTTCAATCAGGCGCTCGAGTTCGCGAAGCTGTGATTGAGTGCCGACCACACCTAGTTCCTGCAACTCACGGAAGAACGCTGCCCGCTCTTCGGGTGCCGTCTTCATGATGTTGTCGAGGACGAGGTTCACAGACTCCCACACATTTGCACCGCGCCCCACGTTGCCTTGCGCCGCAGCAAATAGGGCAGCAGACGTGACGTTTCTGATCTGCGTGATGGGGCTGTATACCGTCTTGACCTTCTGCGCGAAACCCTTGCCCAGGAGAAACCCTCGGACGCCCATATCAATCCAGTCGTGTCGTTGTTTGTTCGCACGAGTCAAGTCGTTAAAGACAGGATTCCGAGCAAAAATTCGATCCTTCAGTTGTACATTGGGCACCGACCCATCTGCCCGTGGCTTAGGAGCATCGGCGGCACGGGACATGAGTGAACCAAAACCGGGATCCATAAGTTCTGTATAGTTATCGCGGGCTGCTCTAGGTAGAGCCATGTATGCCTCGCCATCGATGATATCGTTACCCCCAACACGAACCTTACTTCCGTCTTCTAAAGTTTCTATCCTGCCTCGATTTGCACGAAGAAACTTATTGAACCTGTCTACCGCAAGCGTTTCAGCAAGATCCCCGACAGACCGGATGTAAGCCTCGGCTGGGTCTTCAATCTCGCCGAGCAGACGAAGCATTATCTCGTCCTCTCTACGAGGCTTGAAAATATTACGACTGAATCTTTGCGCTGCCTTGTCCGCAAGTGCCTTGGGGTTACGACTAAAAGTCCCTTTTTTATTGCGGTATTTGTTGACAAAACCGTCGATGATCTCGTTCTTGACAATCGTTGTGACAGGCGCGTCGTCTGCTAATACATCCAACTGTTCGGCACGTTCGGGAAGATCGTTGTACATACGACGAGCAGCTTCGGGGTTCGCGGTAAGCCACTGGAAGACCTCCCGCCTATTACGCCCGTACTCCGCAGATTTAAGATACTCTTCGGGATCGTCAAAGATGCGATACTTGCGGCGCAGGTATTTGCCTATGTTGCCTTTAATTTCTTCAAGTATCTCTTCATTTACGTTGAGTAGCTCTCCCTCGTTTTTTACTCGTGTCGCAAAGTCTGATGCCAGAATTTGATTGGACATGTCGTCGATGTGCTTACGCATACTTAGTGCACCCGCGTGTGCGAACTCGGGCAGCGCACGAAGCAAATCATCTACATTGTTTGGATCGAAGGCTCGTCCCTCTTGAACAGCCAGACGCTGCGCCTGTTCAATGAAGCCGTCACTGCGAGTCAGGAACCCATAGATGCTGTTGAAGACTTCGATCTTAGTAAGCTCGGTATCGTCGCCAAGCCGTACACGAGCAGCCCCGTTGAAGACCTTGTCGATGTCCTTCTCAAGTTTGCGAATGGTGGACGCTGCTAGGTTGGCGTTGCTTTCAATAAAACCTTGGATCTTGGCTCGTTCTTCCGCAGCCTCCTGCGAAAGATTCCCGCGAAACCGCAGCCGCGCCTTTACACCCTCGTATGCATCAGCGACGGTGGTCTCTGGGTTAGCCTGACCTAATGACAGAAGCCTTACCGGTGCTCGCGTTTCGCCCACATACTGCGCGAGTTCCGAGTTGCCGATAGAATCTGCCAGCTTAACCAGTGTGTCTCTAGTGGTCACCGCAGCAGGGCCAACAAGATACCGGTTAGTGGCGTCCATCAGCGGACCACCGACCAGTGCCGTGGTGCTCAACAGATACGGGAAGGCCATCGCCAGCGCACCTGCCTCGCCTCCTATCATCAACTTATTGTAGGCACGACGCCCCGCTTCCATGCGTCCGCTGAGTCCGATGTCCTCTTGAGTTAGCGTGGGACCGCCACCAACAAAGTCACCAATCGTGGTCATACCGTCGGTTGCCACAACATAATCGACTAGCAGCGCAGCACCTGCCTGTTGTCCACGCAGCTTGGCCTCGTCTGCTCGAGTCAGACGAGGACGACCAAGTCTATCTGTGCGAGATTGCAGGGTGGCGCCACGACCCTTGCGAACAACTCGATCAAGCCTGCCAAGTTTGGTGGGCTTGGCGATCACGGATCCACCGAAGCCGGGGATTAGACGCGGCACCTTCAAGCCGGAGGACACAGCCTTTGCAGCCAGTCCGCCGGGCAAGACAAATTGTGTGCCAACTTCACCAAGAGTGCCTGCAAAACCAACGGGATCAATCCCCAGGTTTCTGCGGAAGTCATC